ATATATATTAAAAAAGACAGTGAGGTAATGCCGTGGAAGAAGTTTAATTCTAACATGGCTATCTCTGTTGAATACGATTTAGAGTATTAATGAATAGTATATATGACTTTATTATAACTCCTAAAAATAAGAGATATAATAATGAAAAAAAAATTGGTGATAAAACTTTAATAGTTAACACTAATGTTGAAGATCACAAGCTAGTTAGCAAGCAAGCTATTATAGTATCAGTGCCATTAGCGTTTAAAACTATATTAAAACCTGGTGATGAAGTAATGGTACATCATAATATTTTTAGAAGATGGTACGATGTAAAAGGCGAACAAAGAAACAGTGGTCAATATTTTAAAGAAGAATTATATTTTTGCAAACCAGATCAACTATATTTATATAAAAAAGATAGCAAATGGTTATCTATTGGTCAAAGATGTTTTATAAAACCCATAAAAAATAATAATCATCTAACGTTAGATAAAGAGCAAAAGCATATTGGAATATTAAAAATAGGCAATAGTTCATTAGAAGCGTTAGGAATTAACCCAGGGGATCTTGTAGGTTTTAAAGCCGGTAGAGAATGGGAATTTATTGTAGGCGATCAACGTCTTTATTGTATGAAATCAAATGATATTATTTTAAAATATGAATACGAAGGAAACGAAGTTGAATATAATCCAAGCTGGGCATGTAGCAGTTGAGGAACTTATTAAAGTTGCTAAAGAAGCTATTGTAGATTCAGACGATGATATATCAGCTGACAGACTTAAAAACGCTGCGGCTACAAAAAAACTAGCTATATTTGATGCTTTTGAAATACTTAACCGTATAAATGAAGAGCAAAGTATGTTAGAAGAAAAACCTAAAGAAGTTAAAAAAGAAACTACGTTTCGTGGTTTTGCTGAAGGAAGATCTAAATAATGTATACGCAAACACTATACAAAGTATTACCTGATTACATTAAACCTAAGATTCTTAAACGAATGAATAGGTATAATAAATGGGAGTATGGATATAACGATGATCATGATATGATTGTTATATCTAAGACTGGCCAGATTGGAGAGATTTATGAAATACAAAATCTTAAAATAGCTTTACCTAAAGAAAATAATGTTCATGAGTTTAAAGAAAATAAATGGACTAGATTTGAATACGCAAAAGAACTACAAAGAATAAAAACAGTTTTTGACTGGAGAGAATATCCTGATGAATTTAAAGAAAAATGGTATGACTATATAGATCTTGAATTTAAAAGACGTGAAGAAGGTTTCTGGTATATAAACAAAGACAAACCTATATTTTTAACTGGTACTCATTACATGTATTTGCAATGGTCAAAAATTGATGTTGGCCAACCAGATTTTAGAGAATCAAATAGATTATTTTTTATATTCTGGGAAGCATGCAGAGCAGATTACAGAAGTTATGGCATGTGTTATTTAAAAAACAGACGATCTGGGTTTTCATTTATGGCCTCAGGTGAAACTGTTAATATGGCTACAATGTCTACTGATGCTCGTTTTGGTATATTATCAAAATCAGGTAGTGATGCTAAAAAAATGTTTACAGATAAAGTAGTACCAATATCAGTTAACTATCCTTTCTTTTTCAAACCTATACAAGATGGTATGGATCGGCCTAAAACAGAGTTAGCATATCGTGTGCCAGCTTCTAAGTTTACAAGAAGATCTATAGTTTCTACAGATAAACCAGAAGATCTTGCTGGTCTTGATACAACTATTGATTGGAAAAACACAGGAGACAATGCTTATGATGGTGAAAAACTAAGGTTATTAGTACATGATGAGAGTGGTAAATGGGAAAGACCTAATGACATACAAAATAACTGGCGTGTTACTAAAACAACATTAAGATTAGGTTCTAGAATTATTGGTAAGTGCATGATGGGATCAACATCAAACGCTTTAGATAAAGGTGGTAGAAACTTTAAAAAATTATACGATGACTCAGATGTCAATAAAAGAAATGCAAATGGACAAACTCGTTCAGGACTCTATTCTTTGTTCATTCCTATGGAGTGGAATTACGAAGGATACATTGATTCTTATGGCTACCCTGTCTTCGAAACCCCACAAGAAAAAGTGTTTGGACCTCATGGAACACCAATCAAACTTGGAGTTATTGAATACTGGGAGAATGAGGTAGAAGGTCTTAAAGAAGATCAAGATGGATTAAATGAATTTTACAGACAATTCCCACGTACTACAAAGCATGCGTTCAGAGATGAATCTAAAATGTCTTTATTTAATCTAACTAAAATTTACCAACAAATAGATTACAACGAAGAAGCTGCGTCAGCTGCAGTTGTAACTAAAGGTAATTTTCAATGGGAAAATGGTATCAAAGATACTAGAGTGGTTTTTTCACCTAATAAAAATGGCAATTTTTATATTACATGGGTGCCACCAACAAACTTACAAAACAGACTTATAATTAAAAATGGTATTAAATATCCAGGTAATGAGCACATGGGTGCTTTTGGTTGTGATAGCTATGATATATCAGGTACGGTAGATGGTAAAGGTTCTAATGGATCTTTACATGGTTTAACTAAGTTCAGCATGGAAGATTCACCTGTTGATCATTTTTTCTTAGAGTATATCGCTCGCCCACAGACTGCTGAAATATTTTTTGAAGATGTGTTGATGGCTTGTATTTTTTACGGCATGCCAATACTTGCAGAAAATAATAAACCTAGATTACTATATCATTTTAGAAGAAGAGGCTACAGAGGTTTTAGTATGAATAGGCCAGATAAAGTTTATGCTAAACTTTCAGTAACAGAAAGAGAGATTGGTGGAATACCTAACTCTAGTCAAGATATAATTCAAGCTCATGCTGCTGCAATAGAAACTTATATTGAAAACGCTGTAGGATATGATGGAGAAAATTATGGAGATGTATATTTCCAAAGAACATTAGAAGATTGGGCTCAGTTTGATATAACTAGAAGAACAAAACATGATGCTTCTATTAGTTCAGGACTTGCTATAATGGCTTGTAATAAAAATAGATATGCACCAGTTAACAAGACAATAAGAAAAAGTTTCGACCTTGGTATTAAAAGATATGATAACAAAGGTACATTATCAAAAATAATTAAGTAAATGAATATATACACAAATCCAAATAGTTCTTTTCCCAGCCAAGTGGTGCCAGATGAAGAAAAAAACTCTATAAAATATGGAGAGCAAGTTGCTCAAGCTATTGAAAGCGAGTGGTGGAGACAAGGCGGTAATGGAACTAGATTTGCTACATCATATAATAGATTTCACAGTTTAAGATTATATGCTAGAGGTGAACAACCTGTTCAAAAATATAAAGATGAACTTGCTATTAATGGTGATATGTCATATCTTAATTTAGACTGGAAACCAGTGCCTGTATTATCTAAGTTTGTTGATATTGTTGTTAATGGTATGTCTAATAAAGTTTTTGAAATAAAAGCCACAGCTCAAGACCCTGTATCATTAAAGAAAAGAACTGATTACGCTACAGCTATATATGAAGACATGTTAGCTAAACCTTATTTAGAAGAATTAAAAACAAAGTTAGGTTTAGATTTGTATCAAAGTCCTAACCCTATGGGTTTACCTGAAAACGAAGAAGAACTTGATATGCATATGCAGCTTAGCTACAAACATGCAGTAGAAATAGCAGAAGAAGAAGTTATAAGTAATATACTAGCAAAAAACAAATTTAAAAACACTAGCAAAAGATTTAATTATGATTTAGTAACATTAGGTATTGGTGCAGTTAAAACTAATTGGAACAAAGCTAACGGTATTACTATTGACTATGTTGATCCTGCTAGATTAATATTTTCATATACAGATGATCCTAATTTTGAAGATATATACTATGTTGGCGAAGTTAAATCATTAACTATTGGTGAAATAGCTAAAGAGTTTCCTGAGTTAAACGAAAAAGAATTAGAAAAAATATCTAAACAAACTGGTAATAGAGACACTTTATATGGTTGGTCAACTTACGATCCTAACACTATACAGGTATTATATTTTGAATACAAGACCTACAATAGTCAAGTGTTTAAAATAAAAGAAACAGCATCAGGTTTAGAAAAAGCATTAATAAAAGATGATAGCTTTAATCCACCAGAAGAAGCAGATGGATTTTCTAAAGTATCAAGAAAAATAGAAGTACTTTATAAGGGCGCTAAAGTTATAGGTAATAATCAATTATTACGTTGGGAATTAGCTGAGAATATGACTAGACCTTTTGCTGATACTACAAAAGTAGAAATGAGTTACGCTATTGTAGCACCAAGAATGTACCAAGGACGTATTGAATCTATAGTTAGTAAGACTACAGGCTTTGCTGATATGATTCAATTAACACATTTAAAGCTACAGCAAGTTATGTCTAGAATAGTACCAGACGGTGTATTTTTAGATATGGATGGTTTAGCTGAAGTTGACTTAGGTAATGGTACAAACTATAATCCAGCAGAAGCATTAAACATGTATTTCCAAACTGGTAGTATTGTTGGTAGATCATTAACGCAAGAAGGTTCACTTAACCAAGGTAAAGTACCTATACAAGAGTTAACTAGTTCTAGTGGTCAAGGTAAAATACAAAGTTTAATACAAACTTATCAGTATTACTTACAAATGATACGTGACGTAACAGGACTTAATGAAGCTAGAGATGGAACAGATCAAGATAAAAATTCACTAGTAGGATTACAGAAGTTAGCCGCTAATGCATCTAACACTGCTACTAGACATATATTAAATTCAAGTCTTTGGTTAACACTTAGAACATGTGAAAACATTTCTTTAAAAGTTGCAGATTCATTGAATTACCCTTTAACATTAAACTCTTTAAAAAGTTCTATATCTACTTATAACGTAGGTACATTACAAGAAATACAAAATTTAAATATACATGATTTTGGTATTTACTTAGAACTAGAACCTGAAGAAGAAGAAAAAGCACAGTTAGAGCAAAACATACAAATGGCTTTGCAGCAAGGTGATATTAATTTAGAAGACGCTATAGATATACGTCAGATAAAAAATTTAAAACTTGCTAATAACGTTTTAAAGCAAAGACGTAAAAAGAAACAAGCTCAAGAGCAAGCAAACCAACAAGCTAACATACAAGCTCAAGCATCAGCTCAAGCTGATTCAGCTGAGAAAGTAGCTATGTCAGAAGTACAAAAACAAGAAGCTATATCAGGTTCTAAAGTACAGTTTGAGCAAGCTGTTAATCAAATGGAAATACAACGTATGCAAATTGCAGCTCAATTAGAGCAAGAAAAAATGCAAATTCAGCACGAGTATGACATGGCTTTAAAAAGCATAGATGTACAAGCTATAGAGAAAAAAGAAAATATGATCGAAGATCGTAAAGATAAACGTAGCAAAATGGAAGCTACACAACAAAGCGAATTAATAAGTCAAAGACAAAACGATTCTTTGCCTAAAAACTTTGAACAACAAGACATGGCTCAATCAATGCCAAGTGTCTAATTAATAACAATTATATAATATTTTATCATGTCAGAAGAAACAAAAACAAATGAACCTGTTAAACAAGAAGGTGACTTTAAAATAAAGTCTAAACCTAAGGTTAAAAAATTTAACGACAAAAAAGATGAGCCAATAAAAGTTGATCTTACTAAAGACGTTAACGTAAAAATTGAAGAACCTATAAAGGTTGATTTAACTAAAAAACCAGAACAAGATGCCATTCAAGTCGGAGAAACAAAGAAGGTGGATGTGGGCGAACAAGCCGGAGATGGCGAGATCGTGG